AAGAAAAAAAAGAAAAAAAGAAAAAGGAAAAAAAGAAAAAGGAAAAAAAGGAAAAAAAAGAAGAAAAAGAAGCTTTATGGCAAAATAGATATATACAAAAAATGAAAAATGTAATGGCTGGATTTGGAGCTGGCGTAAAAATATTTATGATTATATTAATTGTATTAATAATTTTAATAGTTATTTTTTTTATTGGATATGGATTATATAGATTAGGTAAAGCCATTTATCAAAATTATCAAACGAGATCGGCAGAAGGATTAACCTTAATGGATTGGATTACAAATCCAATTCAAGCATCTGAAGACCTAACTGAATATGGAATGTCATTCTTTTAACATCAGCAAACCTTTGTATGACCCAATACAGAAACTCCATTCTTTTAAACTATGCAATGGCAACGCCTATGCAATGTCATTAATAATTCCAAATAATTTAATACTATTTGAGATACACTCTAATTTATTTTTTTGTTCTATAACGACCGTAAATATTAATTTCATTTGCATTAAAATATGCCTATCTCTTTCTAATTTTGATAATTTAAAATCTCCATCAAACTTTTTTTTTAAAAATTCATTTCGTAATGAATTCCAAATATCCATGCCATTTGTATCGATTTGTATTGTTTGATTTATACATAATTCTTTTTTAAATTTATTTATATTTAAATGAGTATTCATTATCTGTGAATTTAATATATATTTACCACATTCATGTTTATGAATTATTTTAAGAGCATTTGCAACATATCCATTATTTAGATATTCTTTTCCAATCACTAAGAAAAATAAATGCATATATTCAAATTTAATATTATCTGATTCAAGCATATCAATCATGATATGATATTGTTTTTTAAATTCTTTAAATATTGTACTGAAAAGTAAGTCTATATTATACAAAATTGGTTGAATAATTTCTTGTTGGGATTGTGCATCAAAATATTTTTTTATTTTTGAATCATGTTGTTTTATATGAGTTAATATAATGGATTCAGATGCAGTTATATATTTTTTGGCATATAAATTTAATCCACCAAATGGATACCATTTTAAACCAGTATTAGAAATATGCGTAGCTGGCGTTAATAAAAAATTGTCACTAATTTCTATACTAAATTTAGTTGTTGATAAACAATTAAATTCTTTTTTTTTATTTTTTTGAATATTAAATGATATATTTTCTATTGTTTTTAATCTAGTTATTAATTTATTATTTAATGCAGAAAAAATAGTAGAATTTTCAAGTAATTTTTTATCAATTAAAGATGCTATATCATATTTTGTAAAAAATAAAGAATTTGGTATTTTTAATAATAAAGTATTAATTTCTTCATTAATATCTATATTTAAATATGTATTAATCAATGGCTTTATTGGAAATAGTATTAATTGTATATTATTAATAGTTTTTGAATATTTATTGGTGTCTTCTTGGATATGTAATAGATTATATTTAGTTAATATTGATATAGATTTAGATAAATCTTGGGCTCTATTATTTAAATAAAAAATCATAGATAGCACGCCGTCATATCTAGAATTATCGTCAATTAATTTATTATCAATTGGTATTTGGCCGTCAATTGGTATTTGGCCGTCAATTATTTTATCATCAATTGGTATTTGGCCGTCAATTATTTTATCATCAATTGGTATTTGGCCGTCAATTATTTTATCATCAATACATTTTTTTTGTAATTGTAAATATAAAATACCACAATATAATATTAATGTATTAATGCTATCATAATTTATGTCTAAATTAATAGATTCTGAATAAGATTTTTGATTTTTTAAATAATGAATTAAAGTATCATTAAATAAAATATTTATTTTTCTTTTTAGAAAAAGATAAATATTTTCATAATCAAATATATTTTTGTCTGCAAATGTTATAGATTTTAATAATGATATAAAAGAACTATATTCATAATTAATTTTTTCAATATGAAATTGTTTATTTATAAATAAAACATGTTTAATACATTGAATAATATATAATTTCCATTTATTTAAAATATTAATGTATGACATTTTTTAATTTAAATATATATAAATTATATTGAATAATTATATAATAAAAATAAACATGTCGTCATCATTATCAGTAATTCCAAATATTACAGACCCTGATTTAAAGGATACACAATGCGCAAAAGGAGGTAGCAGTAAAAAATTAATAATAATAATTGTTGTTATGATAATTATGGTTGCCTTAATCATTATTTATTTTGTTTGTTTTAATAAAAAATCAAAAAAAACTCAAACTCCAGAAGAATTAAATGAAGACATACCTAATGCCGTCAATTTAGAAGAGTTGGAAAAGTTAAGAAATAAGAGAAGAGACCAAAAAAATAAAGATAATTTAAAAAATGAGTCACAAGCACCGCCACAAGCACCGCCACAAGCACCTCCGCCGCCACAAGGGGGGCAACAGGCAATGCTACAACAAGGAGGGCAACAGGCAATGCTACAACAAGGAGGGCAACAGGCAATGCCACAACAAGGGGGGCAACAGGCAATGCCACAACAAGGAGGGCAACAAGGAGGGCAACAAGGTAGGGGATATTATGGTGGGAGAGGTATGGGACCCGGAAGAGGTATGCCTCAAAACTATATGCCTTTGAATAATATGCCTTTGAATAATGCGCCTTTGAATAATGCGCCTTTGAATAATGCGCCTTTGAATAATGCGCCTTTGAATAATGCGCCTTTGAATAATGCGCCTTTGAATAATGCGCCTTTGAATAATGCTTTACCACCACCAATTGAATCAATGCCACCAAATAATATTCAAGATGATGATGATGATCTTTTAAATGTATTAAGTGATGAATAATAATATTCATTATTTTATTTCTTTTTTTTGTCTATTTAGGTAATTTTATTTTTTGTACATATAATCAAATTAAAGATTTGACTATATTAGTTATATAAATAAATCATTCATTACATATATTTTAAAATAACGCATTATGGCAAATAAGAAGGCATCTAAAAAAGTACAAGCATTGGCAGATCCGCAATTGGCAGCCACCCCAATTTCTGATGCTACCGCAATCGTAGAATCAGTAGTTGATAGCGCAACTGAAGGTAATGACCAAGAAAAAAAGACTCCTACTGAGAAGGTACTTCCAGTTGCCATTGGAAACATCCACATCTCTAGACCTAGGAGTAAGTTTTATCTTAAAAAGTATTTAAACTCTTTTAAGCTTGATGGTGAGGATATTTCTGCTGAAATAGTAGATTCTCTAAAAGAAATGCAAAAAACGCTTGCGCCTGAAAGTGAAGAATTTATTGCAAACAAGTCAAAGATTGAATCTATCAATAAATCATTGATTAGAACAAATTATTTTGCCCCACATACAATTTCTATTATATGTGATTATGTAATCAAAGATATGATTACCCATGCAATTGATGAATTACTCCAAACTGGGAAGAAGACATTGGATTTATCTCATTTTTACATGGGTGATGTAAAGAATTTGAAATCTTATTCAATTTTTAATAATTTGTCAACATATTCAACTACGGACCACTTGCCTAAGGAAAAGAAGAAAACCGGAGATGAGGTGGCTGCAGTTGATGCAGTAGAGGTTGATAATAATCAAAATATGTCATTCATGACATATATTACAAATGCAATTAATTGGGTAAAAGTAGAAAAGGGCGTAAGCATTACAATTGGCACTAGAGTAAAAAAATATTTTAGTGATTTGATTATTGATTTAATTAAAAAGACTGCAGTGCTTACTCGCAGCTTATTAAAGCTGATGAATATCAGAACGGTTTCGCCTGAGCATATTAAAACAATATTGCATATGCTCATGGTTAGTGGCAATGCTTCAGATGAGCACAGCTCAGAGCTTAGTACTTTTATTGATGAAAAGTTGGCTGTATTTAAACAAAGTGAAAGCGATAAGGCAATTAGTGATGATGATGCGGCAACCGATGCAAAAGGCATTAGTGTAGATGCTTAAGTTCACATTCAATTGAATCTACTTTTTTTTTTGAAAAAAAAATACTTTTTGGAAAAAAAAATACTTTTTGGCGCATAAATGCTAATTTTCCATTTCATATAGTAATGAAATTATTTCTAAATTAAATGTTCGACCAAGTCGTTGGCCTCTTGCCGCAATTTGTGATTCTATATTAGGGTCAATAATTTTATGATAAAATATAATATGTGAAACAAATGGAAGATGCAATCCCGCACAATCATTGGTTGCAGTAACTAATAATATATTGGAATGACTAAATTCAAATTCTGATATAATCTTTTTCTTTTGAGAAATTGTACCATTTAATATATTATGTACAATATTTCGATCAGTTAATTCTTTTGATAATAAATGCGTAGTTTCAGTAAGTAATGAGAATATTAAAAATTTATTAATTCCAGGATTTGGAATATCTTGCACACCTAATAATAATCCAGATATATATGGGGGCACGATATCATCGCTTATACAATAATCGCCAACAATTTTATTATTTGATTCTAATATTTGCAATAATGCCTTTATTTTCATATTAGAAATTTCTTTATTTGATGAACTATCTACAGAGATTTTTTCTTCTGAGCATTCATATATATTATATATATCATCACTTAATGTATCGCCTAAATCAATATTTTCACCTATTCGAATTAGACTTTTTTTATCAAAATAATTTATTTCAGAACTGCAATTTGGGCATCTGTTTATTAATGTTTTTTTTGCTCTAGTTCCATTATCAATAGAAATGCATTCTTCGCATATGATAATTTGACAACAATTTCCTAATATATATGCAAAATTATCATCAAATGGAAGAGAACAGCATTGACAATGGCCTTCTCTTATATTATCCCGCATTCGATCCATAATAATACTATTACTTTTATATTGCTCCGTCATTTTTATTTTTAAATTAGTTATTTGTTCAATATGGGGTTTCTGCAAAGATGAAATATGTATAGGTTTGCCTTTTAGATCTAAAAATGACATATCGCCATCTATAAATTTAGTATAATCGGCATTATTCAATAGCGTTATAATTTTTCTAATAGAATTAATTATATTTTCGCTGTTGGGGTTATCTGTCATTTCACTTGCAGTTTCGCCGTTGTCGGGGATGTCGCCTGTCATTTCACTTGCAGTGGGCATTGGTTCAAAAGGGTTAGCCGCATCCATGTAATTAATTTTATCATATAATAATTTAATTCTATTTAAAATTTGAATAGATTTAGTAATGTTATTAATATAATTGCCCATAATTCTATTAATTAATTCTCCAATTGAAGAAACCTCTAAGCCTAATGCCTGCGCCGCTTGGCCAATTGCATCTCCATTAACCATTTCAATAATTTCGGGAGAAATATTTAATTGATGTAATAATTTAGTAGCGGTGCCTTTTACAATAATTTTTCTAAAAGTGACTTCAGTTGTATTAATATGCTCATCAACATAATAATCATCACATCTAAGATTAAATATATTACTCAATACATCATCGGCCGTAAATGCAATTGCGGGACTTTCCATATTATTAAACATTAACTGCTCAGTCGGTTCACTATTTTCATATAAGCGGCATTTAATTCCCGATTGTCTGCGCGTCGCAGATATAAACCAAGTAAAACATGCATTTATTAAATAATCCGATTTGGTAAGCTTGATTACATCAAAATCATCAATAATAAATCTAGCGATTTTACATGAATTTAATATTAATCTAATGGCCTCTAATATTGAGCGCGTTAACTGAAAGCGGCGCGTTTCTCCAATTACATTAAAATTACCAGTAATGCTGCCGACTTTTATTAAAATAATATCATATGTTAATAACTCTTCCATATTATGGCGCATTTGTTCAAATTTTTTTAAAGCGCGAACATCGCTAATAATAAAATATTTTAAATTTGTAAATTTTTTAATATTATTTTCCCATTGCGTAATAATACTTGAGGCGGCGGCCACCATTGTTATTGGGATAAAAATTTCATCATCATCGCATTGCGCAATTTCCGGAAAAACCCCATATTCACTATTTAAAGTAAAATTATTATATTTGGCATTGCAATTTGCGGGGTCCTTTGCATTAATATGCATTCTATTTAATCGATCGGCATTAAAATCAGAATGCACAGACAATAACGGAAATGTCGTATCTGTATTTAATGGGTATTTTTGCGCACATATAAGGGCCAATGCAGAAACGGTTTTTCCAAATGAAAATTTTACAGAAAGCATACCATATCTAGAATGCGCAGTATAGTCAAATTTATCAAGCGCGGCCATATCAAGCGCGGCCATATCAAGCGCGGCCATATCAAGCGCGGCCATATCAGGTGCGGCCATATCAGGTGCGGCCATATCAGGTGCGGCCATATCAGGTGCGACCATATCAGGTGCGACCATATCAGGTACGGCCATATCAGGTGCGGCCATATTAAGCACCGGTGCCGACTCTGATACTACAACCCGTTGAGTATTTTCTAATTGAATCATTGAATGCAATAATGTCGCCTGTGGCGGATATAGTGTGCCTTTAAATTTTGTATTTTTACTAAATTCATATTTAGGATCATCCATTGTTAGTAATTTTGTATTATATGGAGTATGCGTAGAATCAATCCATTCCTTGCCATCATCTATAATATAGCCCTCAGAATGATGATTTGTTTCAGATGTCTTATATTGCTTCAATTTTTTCTTTATATCAATTTTACACCACTCTTCAGTTGTATGCATTGCATTTATAAAGCCAAATGGCTCCACCACTGCGATACGTCTACTCATATTTTAATATTATATAGTATAATAATCATATATTCAAATATTTAAATTCAAATAAAATATTTTAATTCAAATAAAATATTTTAATTCATATTAATAAAATATTTTAATTTAAATTAATATAAAATATAAAAAAAAAATATATTAAAATATATAAAAAATATAAATTATTACAGATACTATATAATATTACAAACATGCCAAAAAGCAGTAAGGAAAAAGGGCTAACAAAAGCTCAGATGGTATCTGAAATTGCATCAAGTGTTGGCATTTCAAAATCTCAAGTTAACGATGTATTTGTTACATTGCTTCAACTTATAGAAAAAGAATTAAAAGGAAATAGGCCATCAGTTATTCCCGGATTAGTTAAAATTACAGTCAAAAGAAAAGAAGCCACAAAATCAAGAAAGGGCATTAATCCTTTTACTAAAGAAGAAATTACAATTAAAGCAAAACCTGCTAGAAATGTAGTTAAGGTAAAAGCATTAAAAGGACTAAAAGACCTAATTTAAAAGTATTCAATTCTTTTATTTTTTTAATATTGGAAATATAAATGGAAATATAAATATATGGAAATATATGAAATATAAAATATATGAAATATAAAATATATAAAATATATAAAATATATAAAATATATGGAAATATAAATGGAAATATAAATATATGGAAAATATTATACAATGCCCACATTGCGCCCAGCACATTGAAATTATAGAATTAAATTGCCGCATATTTAGATGCGGGATTTTGAAGCAAAATAATACGCAAATTGATGCCCATTTAAATAAAATTGAATGCAATCGATTAAAAAAAAATGATTTAATATATGGATGTGGAAAGCCATTTAAAATATTAGAAGATAATACGGCTGTTATATGCGAATATATATAACTTCGCTTTCAGTGGGATTCGCTTTCAGTGGGATTCACTTGCAGTGGGCTTTACTTTTAATTTTTGATATACTTTTTGTTAAAAAGTAAAGGCTTTACCCAAAATATATAAGCCTTTTCAAAACGTATATCAAAAATTAAAAGGCCGACGTCTATGGCAATGACTTTTGGGTAAAGCCTTTACTTTTTAACAAAAAGTATATCAAAAATTAAAAGGCTTGCTTATTAATGCATTGCCCCATTAGCAATTGCTAAATACTTATGATAATGTTCATCAAATAGATGAGGAATATTTACACAAATTACAATACCAGTATCACTTTGCTCTGGATATATTAATACATCATAATCAATATTTTCCCGAAATGCTTGTATAATCATTTTTATTTTTTTTACAAGGCCGCGTTGACTAAATACGCCATTAATTTGAATTTTAGAAATATTAGATGCAGCGGATGTTGCCATGGCATTAAATTCAGCCGAAGCGGATAAATTCAATCTTGAATTTTCTTGTGAAAATATATATTGGATTCGATTAAGAGTATCTGACCATATAGTACAAGATGCACATGCGCCATATGTACATACTAACACATCAAAATCCCTCATAGAGGAATCTAATTCTTTAATTTGACATCTAGTTAATTTCAATGGGTCGCATTTACTATCAATTATAATACCATATATACCCCAATCCCAAGTACTAAAAATTTGGTAAAATGCTGACACAATATCACGGAAAGTAGCCAAAGGCATGGATATATCTAAAGATATGCATACATATAATACCATAATGGATAAAGTAGCGCCATTAAAATACCCATAATTTGCGCCATATATTTTTTGCTCAATTGCATTTATTTTAATTTGAATTAATGCCTCAGAATATATTTCTAAATTTGGTGCAATATTTATAATATGATACCCAAGCAATAATGCATATGAAGCATATACTGAAGGGGCATCTACAAATAAATACGCATAATCAATTTGACTTAATTCTACATATTTATTATTTAAATATTGCACAATATTGGCATCTTCTGAATTAAATGCGGTAGGGCGCAAATTAGAAAATGCCAAATCAATATGAATTCCATTTTTAGTATTCATTATAATAAGATTTGGAGATTTTACTGATGCCGGAATAAATTTTAAATCATTAAAGATATCACTAAATAAATTTAGCAAATGTGAAATATAATCATAATTTTCAGATTCAGTTAATATACATATATCTATATCTGAGGTTGAAATCTCTGCGCCGACTTCATAAGAGCCATAAAGCGCAATATGATATCTCACAGAATCTAACAAGCTGCTAACAATAAGATCAATATGATATAAAATTGACTTATATTCAGATAATACTAAAAATGTTGAAATAATTGAGGCCTCATCTATAAATAGTTTTTTATAGTCTGATATTTGCCGTGTATTTAAATAATTTATAATTTGAATGCTATCAATAGTGCGAGAGGGTCCTGTAATATTATGATCATTAAATAATTTAGAATGCGCATTACATAGCAATAATTTTATCTGAATATCCTCAGAATATGTTTCCATAGTTATAACGGAAGGGGACAAATAATGCACATCTTTAAATATTTCTTCAAGTCCATCTATAAGAGATTCAATATAAGCGCAATCATCATTTTCTAATATTAAACAAAATTCGGAATCTGTTGCATTTTTAGGAAGTATTAAGAACCGAATATTATTATCAAAATAATTAATAATAACACCTGCAACAATTCTATATAATTCTACCAAAATACAATCAGATGTAATCAATTTTTCTCTCCTTTTTAATATTTTTTTTTGATGTAATGATTGTTTTTGATGTTGCTGATGTTGCTGATGAGGCGGATGTTGCTGATGTTGCTGATGTTGCGGATGCGGCTGATGTTGCTGATGTTGCGGATGCGGCTGATGTTGCTGATGTTGCGGATGCGGCTGATGTTGTATTTCATTTGTATCCAGCATGTCTGCTGATTCGGCTTCTATAAGAACTGGCATTGCCACCGACAAAGTATTGTGCCGATCAATTGCTAATTGACATAAAGTCGTTACAGAGTCGTAAATTTTAGACGCCTCTTCATTTGTTGCCAATTTTGATAATTCAATCATGGCATCAACTGCTTTGATTACAGTTGTTACTGGAGGCGCCGCTTCTGTAGATGCCGCTGCCGCTTCTGGATAGGCTGTTGCCGCTTCGGTAGATGCTGCTGCCGCTTCGGTAGATGCCGCTTCTGGATAGGCTGTTGCCGCTTCGGTAGATGTCGCCTCTGGATTTTTTATAGATTTCTTTTTTGATGATTTCTTCTTTGGCTTTTTGGGTGTTTTAATTTCAGCATTTTTAATTTCAGTAATTTCAATTTCAGTAATTTCAATTTCAGTAATTTCATTTTCATTCGCGTTGGCTTCCTTATCAAGAATTCTAGCTTTTTCTGAAATTGGCGCTATTAATTCTCGTTTTCGCGCTATTAATTTTTTATATAATGCCGAATAATTTACATTTATACCCTTATTTGGCGCTAATGCTGAAATAATATTTTGCTTTCCATTAAAATGCCTAATACTAACATAAGGAAGTAAAAGCTTAATAACATTAAAGCAATATAATTTTTTAGTATTATCAGTAAATTTTATAGTTCGCTCAAATATAGTAAATAAGATATTATCTTCTAAAAATAAACCTTTGGGTAATAATATTTCAATAACTGGAATATATTCAATTTCTAATAGCCAATTTAACAAAAGGGGATATTCATTAAAATTTATGGAAATATCAAAATTGGTGCCTAATAATAATATAGTAATAAAAGAATTTATAATTTTATTTCCAATTACTTTATTTTCAATTGCTATACTTTCAGCATTAATTAATAATTCTAATACAATATGAGAATTATTTTTGTATAAAAAATGCTCAATTTTAATATTTTGGTGATATAAAATTAAACACAACACATTATGTTTAAGATCCCCATTAATATATGCAACTAATATACTAACAAGAAAATAATCCTCTTTAAGCGCTATATTAATAACGACATCAACCGCATTATGGTCAATAATAAAATTAATTAGCAATGCTATAAATTTTTCACTATATAATATATATTTAATTTCAGGCGATATTTGTGAAATCATATATGCGATATCATACCCAGTTGTAATTAAATATAATATAATATGATGTGAAAAATTAATTGCCTTTGCAAAATTAACTAGCTCAGAGGGGTTTTTATTTTGTTTTATTAATAAAGAATGTATATTAATGATTAAAGACTCAAGGGGGGATAAATTACACTGCAAAAGTCCGTCTTTTGTATTATATATTACTGTATTATATATATTTGCACCATGCAATATTAAGGTCCTAAACATTACTATTCGAGTGGATAAAGATTCATTTATTTTATGATTTATTCTTTTAACTATGGTTTCTTCATTGTCGCCCAATTCAGTAGGAATATCTAACCCGTCAATATATTCGCCATTTACATCAACAAATTGAGTAATTATTTGTATAATTCTAATATTTTTTGATTCCCCTATAGAAAATGGCGTATTAAGTATGGTTGAAATTTTATCAGGACAATTCTTTTTTAATAAATAAATAATTCTATTATATATTATGCAAGATGGATTTATACTTATAATAATGGCACTAATCATATGTAATATTGAATACCAAATGCATATATTTTCAAAATCTAATTTATGAAAAGATGTTGATAATTTATTAAATAATTTAATATCTCCAAGGTCAGCGGCATTAATCAGGCTTTTTAAATAATCTCCTAATTTATATATTGTCACTTCGGTATTATTTAAAAAACTCAGTATATGTGCTTTACTATATGGGATCGTATGCGCTTCATTGTTTGGTCGCGTATGCGCTTCATTGTTTGGTCTCATAAATCTATTTATAAAAAATGATATCTTTGATTCTTTTTTGACACTTGCGGCAATTGCAATATTATTAAATTTATGTGCTTGGTATATATATAAGAGCGGATTTAATCTAAAATGCTCAATCACTTCAATAAAAGATTCTATTTTAGCGGGCACTTTTGAATTAGACATTTCTGCCTTAGACATTTCTGCCTTAGACATTTCTGCCTTAGACATTTCTGCCTTAGATATTTCTGCCTTAATCGTTTTAGCCTTAGCATATAGCTCCATATTTGCAATTACATGTAATAATGGGGGTTCCATTATTAAATACTCTATTATATATTTAATGACTATATTAATCAAATTTACCAATTTTTTAAATAAAAAAATAAATATTTTTAGCCTTTTTTTCTTCTTCATATTTTATACAATTATACAATTATACAGTTGTATTTTTATACAGTTGTATTTTTAATTCAATTATAATCCGTATTGGCCTTTAAATTTAGCATTTATTTAAGTATCTTTAAATGACCATATTTGATAATTAAAAAATAATAGACAAAAAATCATAGCTTTTGAAATGGCTGACCGAAACGTACTTGCAAAAGCAGCAGAATTACGAGTCAAAAAAGATAAAATAGGATTGCTTATACTAAAGAATATAAAAAAAGAAAGAGAGGAAAAAGAAAGATCGGAAAAAGAAAGCGCAAAAAGAGCAGAAATTCTTGAAAGAGATGAAAGGGCAAGTGCAAAGGCAAGTGCGAATTCACAAAGTATCTTTCCATTTTCTGGTAAAAGTCGCACATTAGGTAGCGGCATGAAGCAACCAGTGCGGCAGCCTACCTTAAAACTTAATACATCACCCCCAATGAAACATGATGTGGAAACAGCATTAATCTTAAAAATGGTAGAAACAATTATCGAATCTGAAGTGTCATCAGAGGAGTTTCAAATGGCAAAATACTGCTTTCTTGGACTTTTGAAAAATGATGATGACCATCAAATCTTGTTAAAAGAATGCTATGCTACCATTAGAGCTAAACTAGATTCAGAAGACCCGCAATTTTCAGAAGACTTGCAATGTTCAGAGCTACAAGAGGCACAAGATCTACAAGAGGCACAAGAGCTACAAGAGGCATTTCGACGGTCTAAAATTGACTTTTAAGAAAGAAGCCGCTAGCTCGATAAAAGAAACTGTAACATATTATATATAATTGGAACCAATCAGAATAATAATTTTATTTAATTATTAACTATAATATTTTTAATAATATTATAAAATGTCAATTTTTTTTATAATATTATTATTTGTATTATTAATACTAATTGCAATATTAGTTTCAATTAATATTATGGCCATTAGCACATATTCTAAAAAAAATACATATTATGGTGGGTCTGATTTAACTGACCATTTTAAGATAGATCTTATGAATGCGGCGCCATTTATATGTCCTGAATTGATGCCCCAAATAAGCGAGGCCTTAGCTAATGATGAGATTTATTTAACTGCATTACAAAGATATGTTAGCTCAATAAATCCTCAAAATACTGATTTAGATGCCTTTATTAAATATATATATTCAAAGGCAATAGAATATGCAAGCCCCAATGGGTCACTAGATAATTATATAAATGGTTTATATTTTACAGATAATAGAATATATAAAATATTAAATATTATAATAATATTAATAAATGAACAAAATTCACTGCGTACAATAGAAGAACCAAATCGGGGTTCTCTTCCCAAATTACTTCCTGGCATGCTAAACCCGTTAAAAGAATCTATTAATAATAAATATTTTTTATCAAATATAAAACAATATTTTATAGATATTATGAGTATTATTTATGAGGGAGTATGCTCAGCACAACGTCTCATATTAAAACCAGTTATAGATAATTTAAATAATCCTTTAGAAAATGAAAGAACAATAACTAGTATATTTGACAAATTGTCTAAAGGTGATCAATTTATAGTAAATTTTAAAATATATAGTAATTTTATGTTGCCAATACGTATAATTCTATCATCTTCAGATGAAAATTTTGAAAAAATGCAAAATATAATAACGGTTATTTATAATCTTTTAGCGAGCAGCTCAGCTGATATTATAACTAGAGATGTAGTAAAGTGCTTTATTAGTAGATCAAGAGGATATTTTATAAATGATGTAGATAGTATGATCTCCAAGATAAGCGATAACACTATGAATTACCAAACTAGAGAATATAATTGGAATAGTAGAAAAGGTTTAGCTGTTATTAGTAATGCATTAAAAGAAGATAATAAAAAGGGGCAGCCTAATACTAATACTAAATGGACACATACGGCTCTACAAAAATATGGAAGAGATATTAGTCAATTTTTAGGAACAAATGGAGCCGAGCCACCTCTAACGCCACCTCCAATTCCACCTTCTATTACCCCCTAAATATAATAATGTAAAAACTAATGTAAAAACTAATGTAAAAACTAATGTATATATTATCTTTTTTTTAATTATATAAATATAAGTGAAATAAAATGTCCAAAAATTGGAAAACTTTTATTCATAATGGAGTTATGTTTCCGCCTCCCTATATTCCCCATAGAATCCCCATTATATATAATGGCACACCCATCACATTAACCCAAGAACAAGAAGAATATGCAACCATATATGCCCGCTATATTGATGGCGAATACTATGCAAAGCCCATATTTAAAAAGAATTTTTTTTCTGATTGGAAAACTTTATTTACTCGAGATTCTCCAATTAAAGATATAAATTTGTGCGACTTTAGAAAGATTCAGGCGCATATTTTAAAAACAAGAGAGGCTGCAAAAAATATATCAAAAGAAGAAAAGGTGCGAATAAAGACCAAAAAAGATAAAATTGCAGAAAAATATAAATTTGCCACTATTGATGGCAAAAAACAACCCGTTGGCAATTTTATGGTGGAGCCGCCATCCATATTTATTGGGCGCGGGTCGCATCCTTCATTAGGGTGCATCAAATGGAGAGTATATCCAAATGACATTACGCTCAATTTAAGTAAGGGGGCACCAATTCCTGACATTGATAAGGCGGCCTTTTCTGCAGGGGCAGACCCTAAGCAATTAAAATGGGGCGATATTATACATGAGCCAAAAAGTTATTGGTTGGCAAGCTGGAAGGATTTAATTACGGGGAAAACTAAATATGTATGGCTGTCGGATAAGTCGGATATTAAGGCGAGCAAAGATGAGGTCAAATTCAATACGGCGCGAGAATTGGGTAAAATGATTAATTTAGTGCGAAAAAAGTATACGGCTGATATGGCGGGTTCTAATGCAAAAACCAAACAAACGGCAACTGCAGTATATTTTATAGATATATTTGCATTAAGGGTTGGTAATGAAAAGGGTGAGGATGAGGCCGATACAGTTGGTACTGTGTCATTGAGAGTTGAGCATATTAAATTATTGGGAGATAATCAAATTGAATTGGATTTTTTGGGAAAAGATAGCGTACGATATATAAATAAATTTAAAGTTACTCAAGTTGTGTATGAAAATCTATCAAAATTTATTAAGGGCAAAAAATCAGATGATAATATATTTGACCAAATTAATACAAATGATGTCAATAAATATCTAAAAAAATTTATGAAAAAATTAACGGCTCGGGTTTTTAGGACATATAATTCAAGTCAATTATATCAAGATGAAATATTAAAATTATTAAATTCAACAGATAAGAAACAGACGCATTATAATTCAATTAAGGGATTTAGCTATAATACAAGTCGTAGTGGCAGCCGCGGCGAACATACAAGTGAACATACAAGTGAACATACAAACAGCCGCAGCAAGCATACAAACAGCCGCAGCAAGCATACCACCGATGAAATTATTAAAATTATAAATGATGCAAATATTGCAGTCGCGATGTTATGCAATCATCAAAAAAATATAACAAAAAGAGACTCTTTAACAGATAAAATTGCAAAATTAGATAAAGAATCCAAATCATATAAAGAAAAAGTCAAAAAAATAAAAGAAAAGGAAAAAAGCGCGCATTTGGCATTAGGCACATCAAAACTTAATTATATTGACCCAAGAATTACAATTGCGACATTAAAGTGCTTTCATATACCTTTGGACAAATACTTTAATGTAAGAGAGCTTACAAAGTTTAATTGGGCAACCTCAATTGATTCCTCATTTATTTTTTAGATATAATTGGTTTTATGTTTTAACCCTACTTGGTTTTAACCCTACTTGGTTTTAACCCTACTTGGTTTTAACCCTACTTGGTTTTAACCCTACTTGGTTTTATTCAAATAATATAAATTGGTGCCTTTTTGTAATTCCTCTAACATATCATTTTGGCATGATACGGAGCAAACAAGCATAGAGCCAAATAGAAAAGTAAGCTCATTACTACACTCATTTTTTTTGCAGCGGAGTGTCTTAGTTTTGCATGCGTCACTACAATATGCAATTGGTTTGCCATCAATGGGTCTATTTACTATATTATTACAATCTTGGCCATGGCAAGTCATTCGCCTAGTATCATCTCTATAATTACATAGGATGCAGTGTGTGGCCCAAGGTTTATTAACGGCCAGGTCTGTAGTGCGACATGCACGGCATTTGCCAAAATATTTATTAAATGACATTTTAATATATATATAATTAATCAAATATCATCATTATTTTTTCAATAAATGCCCCAATACTTGCATAAAAGAGTCCGCAATATGACCCCTATCACTTTTTTTTGTATATGGTATATTTGACCCAAATGCGGTTTCAATGACGCAAAAATTATGCCGCGCATGCTCTTTATTTGCCAAATATAAATTACTATATTTTTTTATAAAATGCTTATGCTTGCCTTCTTCTGAGGTATATATTTTATTTTTTAAACTAGGATTTATTAATCTAACTTTGTATTCTGAAAATATGGCAATTAGAGCCGATGATACCATGCGAGCCTTATGATTTGGCCCCATTTGAAATTCTATAAAAATTTCTATATCATTTATATCTTTTATTTTTGGAATAATTATAGTTTTGACATAATTTGATATTTTTTGTATTCGCTCAACTGTGTCTATTTTAGCATCTGGAATTTTTGGAAAAAAATCTATTACTTCGCCATCTATCAAATGAATGATAGAATGCTTAAACTCATCAAAATATTTTGCACATTGAGCATCTATCAATATATGCTCAATAAAAGCATTATATTTTATATGAATGTTGCTTAAATCAATATAGCTTAAACTATATGCAAATGATTTGGTTGCACAATCAAAACTTAAATAATGCATCAAAAAAATAATGATTTTATTTATAATATGATTTATAAATTTATAATTTATAATATGATTTATAATTTATAATATGATTTATAAATTTAATTTCCAATAGGAGATGCAGATATAAATAGCTCTGCAATATCTGATATGCTTTCAGTTACAATCAATTGTAATACATTTATAATTCCAGTATCCGGGTCATTTATGATTTGTAAAGAAATATTAGGATGTAATGGACACTCAGCATAGGCAGTATATGTAGCATTATTATAATATGTCATAATTCCAACTGTTGGGTGAAATGTATTACCACTATAATTTAATGAAATAGTATAATTTGTTGATGTAAATATATTTGCATTAAATTTAGGTAAAGAAAATACATTATATACTGTAATATTAGAATCTAATGCAATTGTTTTAGATAACCCTCCAAACTGAATGCCATTAAAACTTAAATTGTCCGCAGATAATATTGCAGAATTATCACCATTTTCAATTTTAATACTTTTTGCGCTTTTTACATTTATACCATCATATACTAATATATTATTGTGATAATGCTTAATACCATCAGACGAATAACTATAATTACCAATTTGACTTTCATCTTGAGTATTAGATGACCCCATAATATTACAAGTATTGCACAATACACTACTTGATGGCAATGTTAGCGTATTATTATCATTTAAACCCATAGTAATACTTTTATCCCCAGAGGATATCTTCATTTCATTATGACTTAAGCCAAAGTTTGAAATAGTATTGTTTGGCGTATCTACAAAATGTATAGTAGATGGTGAAACAAATATTGATGCAAATGGATACTCTGAAGAGCCTAATGCTAGAGAATTTGCAACGGTAGGTATTATTGATTGTGAAATATTTCCACCAATAAATGTGGGCCCAGTTGGCCCAGTTGGACCAGTTGGCCCAGTTGGACCAGTAGAACCAGTATAGCCAGTATGGCCAGTAGAACCAGTAAAACCAGTATAACCAGTATAACCACTTGGTAATGTATATCCACTTGGTAATGTAAAAGTACCTCCGCCAGATGTTGTAGTTCCTGATGTGGTTGAAGCAGTATTTAATGTTGTTGCATCAGTAGTGGTTCGTTGTGTATTAGCAGTTGATGTTGTTGTTGACATATTGTAATCTAAAAAAAAATATTAATGTATATTTATTATAATTATATTAATATTTATATTAAGTTAAAGATAAATATTATTTAT